CTATGGCGGCGAGGTCGCCAAGCTCGCCGAACTGCTCGGGTGGGAGCCGATGCCCCACCAGCGACTGTTCTGGGACATCGCGCTCGAGCACGAGGGTGGCAAGCTCTCCTACAGGGAGATCGTGTGGGGCATCCCCCGGCAGAACGGGAAGAGCACGGCGCTGCTCTGCCTGATGCTCTGGCGGGGGCCCTGAAGTGGCCCCACCAAGTCATCCGCTACGCAGCTCAGACGGGGATGGATGCTCGCGCCAAGTTGGCCGATGACTGGTGGCCCATCATCGAACACAGCCCGCTGGCCGAGGTCGCGTCCTTCCGTAGACAGTCGGGCCACGAGGCACTGCAGTTCGAGCACGGCAGCCGCATCGGACTCCTGACGGGCACCGACAAGCAAGGACACGGCCAGAGTCTCGCGACGATTGTTGCTGACGAGTGCTGGGCATACCAGGACCATCGGCTCGAGACCGCGTGCCGGCCGGCGATGGTGACGGTGCCGAACAGCCAGATCTACTTCGTGTCCACAGCTGGAACCGAAACCCGCAGTCCCGTGCTGTGGGAGAAGGTCCAGGCCGGCCGCCAAGCCGTCGAGGCGGGTATCACCGACGGGATCGCCTATTTGGAGTGGAGCGCACCCGAGGACGCCGACCCCGGAAGCCCGGAGACGTGGCGCAAGACGATCCCCGCGCTCGGCACCACCATCAGCGAGGAGACCATCCGTGGTGACTTCCATGGGATGCCGAGGCATGAGTTTGAACGCAGCTTCTTGAACTTGTGGACAAGCACGCTCGGTGACAGTCTGATCGACCCCGGGCACTGGGAAACCTTGTCCGAGCCGGACAAGGTTCGCCCTGAGTGGGTTGTCCTCGGCGTGGACATTGCACCCCAGGGCAAGAGCGGCTCGATCGTCGCGGTGGGCGAGGACGGCGACCTGCTGCGCGTAGCTCTGTAGGAGAGCGGCCCCGGGACCGACTGGATCGTGCCGGCGCTGAGCCGGATACGGCGAGAGTTCGGCGAACCCTCGCTGCTCGTGGACGGGAAGGCCTGCGCGAGCTTGCTACCCGAGCTCGAGCGGGTGACGGACTTCAAGTTGACCGTGCTCGGAACGGCGGACATCGGGCCGGCGTGCGATTTCTTCTTGCGGATGACCCGCGAGAGCCGACTACGTCACCGCGGGGAGCGGGAGCTGCTGACGGCAATAGATGGGGCAGCCGAAAGAAAACTCGGGGACGGCTTTGCCTGGTCGCGGCGGAATAGCGGTTGTGACATCACAAGCTTGTGCGCCGCGACGTTTGCAGTGAGCTTCTGGTTGGGCTCATGGAATGGCGCGGACCGAGAGGAGTAACAAGTGACACTGCCAAATGTTGGCGCGTGCGACATTATGTCCACCGGGTAGACAATGAGCACCTACGATAGAGCGTGGCGGAAGGTCCGGGACCTGGTGCTGAAGGACGCGGAGGTGTGCTGGATCTGCGGGAAACCCCTCGACCGCAACGCTCCCCCGCGCTCACCCCTGAGCCCGAGCGTGGATCACATCGTCAGCGTGAAGGCGGCTCGCACACTGGACCCCGCAACCCGCGAACGGCTGCGTCTGGATCCGGTAAATCTGAGGCCTTGCCACCTGATTTGTAATACCTCTCGCGGCCCCGGCAGACCACGCCCTACTCACACATCACGTCCTTGGAGGTGACATGCCCGACCTAGGCGCCCACGACTACTTCGACTGTCCCAACCCCTACGGCCTACGCGCCGCAGACTTCGACAACGACGGGCACTCATACCGGCTCGCGCTGAGATTCTTGGGCAACCTGAGCGCAGGTGACCCCGAGGACCGCGCCCTCTCGGTAGAGGGTGGCACACCCGCTCACATGCGGAAATGGGAGGGCTCTGCACGCTTTCGCCGGGCATTGAACAAGTGCCGCCGCATGGCCACCGAGGAACGCGCCTACGAGGCCCAGAAGGCCCAGCGCGGCGACCCTTGGCGATCGCCACCGAAGCGAGTCGGCATGTTCGACCCGTTCAGCAGAGCGGCCACAGCATGGCGCGAGCGCGCGAGCGCGAGAGACTGGCTGAACGCGCTCATGGGTGCCACCGTGGACGAGCCAGAAACGGCACGCCCCGGCGAGCAGACCTTCAGGCCGTTCACCGATCTGAGCCCACAAGAGGCAGCGGCAGCCGCGGCCCAACAGATGCCCCAGTCCGCTCCCGCCGAGCAGCCACCGGATACCGCCGGCTCCGACGTCGGGGTACCCGGTGAGGTGGGGTTCTGGGTTCAGGGCGGCCAGGTAACAGCGCTATCCCGCGTGGATGGTGGCTGGAAGGCAGCAGACGTTCACCATGAGGGACTGCGGCAGGACGGCGTCCCGTGGAGATGAGTGAAAACCCCCGAGCAAGGAGTACGAAGTGGCTACAAGCCTGACAACCCCGGAAGTACGCCAGCAACTTGAGCTCAGCGCCGAAGACAGGCGGCTCATGAGGCTGTGGGCTGCGCTACCCGCTGACCAGTGGGTGCCCGAAGACCGGGCCTACAAATTGATCTGCAAGGCCGCCGACAAGTGGGAAGGTGACGGCGCTTTCGCCAGTGGCATGCTCACCGTCCTGCAGGGCATGGGTGCGGTCATACGGAGCGTGCACGGCGCCGTCCGACGCTCGGATGACTGGCCGCAGCTGGAAGATCTGATCCCCGGGAGCGACGCCTACAACGCGTTGCTCGAGCGCGAAAACCGGGAGCTGCGCGAGCGCGAACTTGCCAACGACAACCGCACGGCGCGGCAGAACTTCGAGCAGTCCCCACAGGGTCGCCAGCAGCGCGAACTGCTCGAACTCGTCGACGAGCGTGTTGGCGAGCTCCTGAAGGAGCGGCTCGGCGAGGTCGCCGACGAGGTGGTCGAAGAACGCCTCGAGGCACTGCTCCGGCGGCTCGAGCCGGAGGCCCTGCAACGGGCGAGGGAAAGACTTTCCGCCGCACAGGGCGGCGGGCAGGAGGAATGACATGGGCGCATAGTGCGCCCGCAGAAAGGAAGCACATGTCTAGCAAGAAGGTGAAGTACGACGTTACAGCGCCGGAGTGGGTCGACCCAATCAACCACCGCCGCTACGAACGGGAAGGGCGCGAAGGCTTTGCCAGGGCGGCCGAGCGCCACGATGAAGTCGCCGATGGTCTCCACCTGATGAAAATGAAGACGCGCGACAGTGCCGAGGCCCACACACGTCGTGCACGTGATCTCATACTCAAGCACGGTGGTGGCACGATGCCGCCGAAAGACTATTCGCAATACGTGGCCGAGGAACGTGCCGCCCAGGCGACCTACGCAGCCTGCGACGATATGGAGGCCCGCGAGAAGTCTTACCGCAAGATCGCGAAGGCCCAGGCCCGTGTATCGAACGAGCCGGGTCCATACCAGGACGAGAGTTCACCCCATAGCTGGGTTGCCGACATCATCGCGAGCCGTGAACCCGACTACGCCGCACCCAGCCAGAGCCGCACGGCCGGGGCCAGCGACATGAGCCCGCAGGCGGTGTTGCGTCGTCTCGACCAGCACGGCCAGGACATCTCACAGGCACTGAAGCGCGAGAACCGCTACGGGCGCGAAGCCCGGGCAATCCTGCGTGAGAGCGTGCGGTGTGAGTCCGTGCACGACCACGAAAAGCGCTCCAAGGCCGCGGTAGAGTCGGCACGAGAGTTCACTCCGCCCCGGCGGGAGGCTCGAGCGTTCGGAACGGACGGCGGGATCAGCGCGACTTCACCTGGTGAAGCCGCGAGCTTCGTGCCGCCGGCGATTCTCCTGAAATCGTGGGCGACGTACAGAACGGCCTACGCGAGCTTTGCAAACCAGTGCAAGGCCGAACCGATGCCAGATTACGGTCTAAATCTCTACGTACCACATGTGACTGGATCCATGGAAGTCAGTTCTCAAACAGAGAACGCATCGGTGGCGGAAAAAGCACCGACAGCCGGGCTCATCAAAGGTGCAGTGGTGACCAAGGCGGGACAGGTCTCTGTGTCCTACCAGTTCCTGGACAGGGCCGGCCCCGGTATCGCGGGTGACCGTGTTCTCCTGGAACAATTGAACATGGAAATTCAAACCGCTATCGATCAGTACGCTGTCTCCCAGTCGCTCATCGGCGCCCAGGAAGTCATCGACTCGACGTCGACCTTCAGCTTCTCCGAAAAAGAAGGGGTTGGTGGTTTCCTCGGCGAGTTGCGCAAGGCGAAGAACGCGATCGCCACGGTCGCAGGAACAAGGCTCGTCCCGACTCACCTGTTCGCCCCGTCGAAGTTCGTACACTATATAGAGGCGTTCGCGACGAGCACGGGAGGCCCGGTGTGGACCCCCGAACTCGACGACAACCGGCTCGCGATTCGCTCAGAAGGTGACGCCTACGGCGAAGGGTACTCGGGATACATCCTGAGTCAGTTGGCCGTTTTCGCGGACGACAACCTGGGCAAACTGGGCACAACCGCGAACTATAACCTCGTGGTGGCGCGGCCGGACACGGTGCTGGTGTTCCGTTCGGCTCCGGTCTTTTACACATTCCGGGAGACCGGCGGGACCACACTCGATGCCACACTGGGTGCACGGGTCTATACAGCCACCATCCCTCGGTGGCCAGAAGGCGTCGCTCTGCTGAGTGGCGCGTTCTACGGCGAAAGCAAATTCGCCTAGTCACACCTTGCCGCGCTGTCTCGCACCAGCGCGGTGAGCCCGGCCTGCGGCGGTGTTCTCGCACGCGCCGCCGTGGTCGGGTTTCACCTTGCCGCACGTCTTCGTACCCGTGCGGTGAGCCCGGCTCGCGGCGTTGCGTTCATCGCGCTCGCACCCGCAGCGGGCCGGGGTGCCTATCTTGCGCGCCGTTTCTTCTCCTTTCCGCGCGTGCGAGCCCGCGAGCTTCGTCCCTCGCGGGCGGGACCGGCCCCCGGCGTTTTCACACCTCGGGGCGCGCCGGGAGTGCCGGCACCTTCGCTTCAGAAAGATCACCAGGCGCCGGACGCCCTCGGCGGGGCATAGCCCGGCGACCCGACCGCGAGGGCCGGGTCGCCGAGGCACCAAGTGCTGGCCGCGAGGCCGAGCTATCTACTTCCTACTGAAGGTGAACTGATCGGCTTCGCTGGTCGGGCTCGTCCCAGCCGGAGTGGTCACCGTGACATCAACGACGCTAGCGTTCCCCTTTACCTTT